TGCTTATTTGCTCCACCCCATTAGCTGTATGGTTCTGGTTTATACGTCAGAGATTCATCCGGTTTTTCGCGTGGTGCACAATGGTCCGTAAAGCCGTTAGGTTATTCTATAAATTTGCGCGCTCGTGGTATTATTCCACTGAGCATGATGAAGCTTTGTTAAGAGTTCTCGAAGGTGGATGTAATGAGGAACTTGATGAAGAGTTGGTTGAGGTCGCACGACCCAACCTGGTTGAGGAGGGGGATGAGCCAATGAAGGCCAAACGTCGCATCAAGAGCGGTGAACGCTTTGCGTTCCAGCGTGAGATTGTCGCTGCTGTTAAAGCTAAATTTGGTACTCCCCGCCCAACTGAAGCCAACCTCCGAGCTGTTCGGAGGTATGCCACAGAGGTTATGAGATCACATAACCTTCGCTTTACCCACCTTCAAAAGGTGTTACCGTTGATTATTGCGGCAACATTTGTACCTGATAAGTACGAAATGGAGGGAATGGAGGTAGCGAGCTGTGTTCTTGCCCGTGACAGGCAGTCTGAGTTTTTTGAACTCAAAAAGGCTGCTGGGTTCGCGGAGGCTTGAGGAGGCTTTTCCGTAGTACATGGCGTTAGTCACAAGAGTAATCTTGGGACTGCGCAGCTGACCATGCACTTAGACGGAAAGGCTGACTGTCGTAGTCGTCGGATGTTTGTAATGAACGGGATCTCCGGTGATAATAGGACTTTAAAAATAAATGATCCCGATCTCAACACACTCAACACAGCTTTGCTGGAGCGAGTCTTTTACCACAACGTGGATGGAGAGTACCAACTTGTTGGAGAGCCCGAAGAGCGGACTGTCTTTCGTAAGTTGCGGAAATTCCGACATAGTTTGGTCAGTATTTTGGGTATCGCCTCCCCTGTTTCCCCTGAGCAATTTGCTGAGATGTACACTGGACGTAAGAGAACCATATATGATCAAGCAGTAGTAGACTTTACCACCCATGGTGTTCGCAGACGCGACGCATACAGTGATAGTTTTGTTAAGTGCGAAAAAGTACCTTCTAATAAGGCACCACGATGTATCCAGCCGAGAAGGCCTGTTTATAATGTGGGTGTAGGACGTTACCTAAAACCCGTTGAGCATCAGATATATAGCGCAATTCAAAAGGTGTTTAAATCTGAGACCCCAGTTGTTGTTAAGGGGTTTAATGCAGTGCAAACTGCTGATATTCTTTTAAAGAAGTTTAATTCGTTTGAAAAGACCGTGTGTTTAGGTCTTGATGCGAGTCGATTTGATCAGCATGTTAGCCAGCAGATGCTAAAATGGGAACACAGCATCTACAACAGCATGTTTCAATCCCCTGAGTTGAGGAAACTCCTTAGGTGGCAAATTGATAATGTTGGTTTTGGGAGATGCGATGATGGATGGTTGGAGTACAAGGTGAAAGGAAAACGTTTCTCAGGAGACATGAATACTGCCCTTGGAAACTGCCTCATTATGTGTGCAATGGTACATTCTTATGCCGAGGAAAGGGGAGTCAAAATTGAGTTGGCAAATAATGGTGATGACTGTGTGGTTTTTATGGAGGCGGAGCATTTGAACCAGTTTTCACGCGGATTGGATGGGTGGTTTGAAGAGGTTGGATTTGTTATGACTAAGGAGCTCCCTGTGTATGATATACATGAGGTTGAGTTCTGTCAATGCAAGCCGGTTTACGGATACCACGGTCTCGTAATGTGTCGTAGCTTTGAAAAAGCGCGCGAGAAAGATTCGATCTGCTTATTTGACATCTCCAGCCCGTCCGCTGCTCGTAAGTGGATGGGTGCAATAGGTGAGTGCGGTTTAGCTTTGGCTAGTGGAGTTCCAGTGTTTCAGGAAATGTATCATGCATTTGTTGCACATGGAATTCCTAGCAAGCTTACCAAGTCAGTCGGTTGGCAATGTGGCATGACCATGATGTCGAAAGGCTTACACGCTCGATACGAAGACGTAACCGATGATTCACGGTATTCCTTCTATATTGCGTTTGGAGTGACCCCTGATGAGCAGGTAGCGTTAGAGGAGTATTACCGTAATTGGAAACCTACCTTTGACTGCTACTGGAACGCTGATTTATCAGACGTAACAACTGCTCCCTTCTAGTCTTTAATGACAAATATTGTGGTGATATTAGTAAGATG